GGGCCGATGTACCATTGTACTAACGACATACGAGTGCCTTTGGTAACTGGTGTTACTTCATGTTTTAAAAATGATGGAAAGATAAGTACTGTGCCTTTATCTCTCCACTTTGGGTCTTCTACTTTATTACCGAAGAAATCCCACAATACAAAGTCACCACCCTCATAGTGATGACTGTCAGAAAGTTGAACTGTTACTGATAATTTACGAAGACTAGGACAGCTTGGGTCAAAGTCTCTATGAGCTTTATAAAAATGTCCTTCTCTGTAGATTCCAAACTGTACTTGCTCACAAGAATCTAAATGACACTTATAAGAGTTTTCATTAACATTTGTTACTAGCGCTTTGATAATTGATTCAACAGCATGACCTTTTGGAAAAAATCCAACATCTGTTTGTCTATATGAATTATCTTTTAGTAGTGAATCTTTCTGATTTACTACTGCTTCTTGTATAACAAGTTCTTTTCCTTGTTCAATAAACATATCAACTAATCTTGTCTCTAATGCTTTGTGTCCTACAAAGACTGGTGTTTTCATTATCTGTCTCATACTTCTCCTAAATGGTGGAGCTGAGAGGACTTGAACCTCCGACCCTCTGCGTGCAAAGCAGATGCTCTCCCAACTGAGCTACAGCCCCTATATTTTTCTCCATGTTTTTCTTTTCTTATTAGTACAGTAGTCGTATACGAGAAAAGGACTTTTACCTAGATATAACACTCTTGCATAGCGCATTTCTGCTGGTAAGGGTCTTTTCTCTGTAAAGGCAGAAGGAATATCCTCTAGCCATACTACTGTTCCAATATCTCTACTTTCTGTTTTTCTAATTTTATGGCAAATTAGATCGCCTTTTATTGATTTTGTGTATCTAAAATACTTTCCAGTACTATCTACATAGTTTTTACCTTTGTGTTTAATCAACCCTGTAAAGCTTTCTATCATTCTTTTTAGTGGATATAATTGGTGAGGCGACTGTAATCTTCTTTTACCGAGAGTATCTCCGTCTTGATTACGATCATCTACTACCATTCCATCACACCATAATAGACCGTCTTGTTCTTCACATTCATCATGAAGAACAAAGATTGGAAACTTTACATCATTCAACAACATGGCTGATTACCCAAAAAGCTAATAACATCATAACAACAGTTAGAACTTGAACAACAGACATAAATGCCACAAATCGTAGTTGGTGTTTTCCATACTTTTCTATTTGCTCGTTTATCCATTCTTCTTGTTCCTCTGGTGTTGCTTCTTTTGTTTTGTTTAATTGTAATTCTAATTGCTCAGGCATTTAGTAATTTATCTAACTCCGTATATCCTCCGATAGCTTCTCCATCTACTAATATTTGTGGAAAAGTTCTCGCACTTGGGAAGAGTTCAAACATTTGTTTTGCTCCAAAATCTTGACCCATCATTAAATACTCTACCTCACAACCTTTAGCTGTTGCAAGTTGTTTTGCCATTTCACAATAACCACAACCTGGTTTACTATAAATTATTACTTTCATTCCATTGTCTCCTCAACAAATTCTGCAATTGTCTGTATATCTTGTTCAGATAACACACTTGCTTGAGCCCACATTGTAGATGACATAGCACCCACTTGACCTCTATTTTTATACGTAGTCAGCCTATCAATAATATATTCTGCATCTTGTCCTGCTAAAGCTGGAAATGCTCCCATACCTTGACCTTGTTGACCGTGACACGCTGCACAACCTGCCCATAAACCTCTGATTGATGAGTACGGGTCTGCCGCTTCAGCTTCTGCTTGTTTCGCCACTTGTTCCATAAGCGTACCATGAACTCTTTGATATTCCTCATAACATTCTCCATAACAACCTTGAACTCTACTTTGTCTAGGCGTGTCTGCTGTTACATACAGAATAATCCCGAGCATGGAAGTACAAATTGTTGCAATCATTAATAAATCTTTCATTCTTTTACAAATATTCCGTCTACCATACGGCCTTTGCGATCTTTTATATCCTCATATGCTACTGCAAGACACTCCTCTAAAGTTGTGTTTTCTCTCTCTGCAATATTAATAAGAATAACTAAACAGTCGCCGATGTCATCTTTGACATCTTGTTGTTTACATACACTATCAGAAAGTTCTCCAACTTCCTGCACAAGTTTTAACACTTGGTCTTTACTCGTAGCACCATCAATTAAATTTCTATCGTGATGCCACTGTGACACTTTATTAATTAGTTGTTCCATATTTATCCTCAAACTTGCCCATACTATAATCATTTCCTATTTCAAAGTCACAACCGACTGGGCAATCGGGTATGCTTAATCCTCTATCTTTCTGCACACTAGTTTTTAGTATATCACAGTATAAGTCTACTTGATCTTCTTTTACTTCAGCAAGAATGGAGTCATGAACTAGAGCAAATATTTTCATATCATTCTCTTTATCCATTTCTACAATCTTTCTGTGTGCGTCTACTGCTCCTAGTAAGTTTATATCTGAAGCAACAGACTGAACTAAAAAGTTTATACCTGATCTTACTTCATGTGCTACTATACCTTTATTGTCAGATTTAACATTAGGTAGTCTTCTCTTTCTTCCAAAGAAGGAGTAATCAAAACCTTTGGCTGCTATAAAGTCTTTTCTTTCGTCTAACCATCTCTTTAGTCCATAGAAACTTTTAAAGTAATCATTAATAACTTCTGTTGCTTCATTCTTACTAAAGTATTTGCCAGAGTCTTTTGTAACTTGCTCACTAATCTTAGAAGGGCCTGCTCCATACATTATACCGAAAGTAACTGCTTTTGCTTGTTGTCTTTCTACTGAATAGTACTCAGCTACATCTTCTACTTCGCAAGGTAAGTTAAATACTAGTTTAGCAATTGATGAGTGAAAGTTGCCTCCATCTTGGAATACTTTTTGTAAGTTCTTATCTTTTGCTAACACAGCAGCGACATAGACCTCTGCTGTTGTTAAGTCCATTGCAACAATCTTATGTCCTTCTTTTGCTTTTATACAACCTTTAACGATTGGATTATCTCTTGGTATCTGTTGCATATTAAGTTTACCACTAGAAGATAATCTTCCTGATGTTGTGCCGTGTAGATTGAAGTTTGTTCTCAATCTTCCATCACGATTCAACGCAGGAATAATCTTATCAAGATATGTATTCTTAATTTTGACTTTCTGACGAATCTGAAGAATCAACTCTGGAATAGGGTGTTTCTCAGCAAGTCTACCTAATACTTCTGCATTTGTAGAATCTGCTCCTGTTCCTGTTTTGATACCAGTAGGAGTTAAACCAACATAGTCAAATAAAAGTTCTCTTAGCTGAATTGTAGAGTTTGGATTGAACTCTTTGCCTTTTTCAGTTTCAAACTTTTGTACTTCTTCAAACTCATACAGTTTTTCTACTGCACTATCAATATCCTCTTGCATTAGCTGTGTGGATTCTTTTAGTCTTTCAACATCAAATGGAACTCCATTGTTCTCAATATCTCTTAAAAATCTACAGCCAGGAATAAGAATATCTTTATATACTTTATAGAAAGGTTTATCTATGCAATACTTCTCAAACTTCTCAAATAAAAGAAAAGTACAAACTGCGTCCATCGCTGCATAGTTTTTCATAATATCAAAAGGAATCATTTCCCATTGAAAGTCATCTTTTAATATACCGTTTGCTTTTCTGTAATTATCTATCCAGTCATACATAGGTTTCTCATAATCTCCATAGTCTGTATATTTTAGAGATAATTGTTTTAGTCCGTGTGTGCCTGGTTGTTCATCTATACAGTAGTGTAGTAACATGGTATCTTCAAATCTTGGAAACTTAAATCCAAAGTGAAACTCAAAGAAACCCAAGTCAAACTTAGCATTGTGAAATACTACTCTTTTCTTGTCAAATAGTAGTTGCATAAGATGTTCTGCTCTTTCATCAATACAGTCTGCCGCTACATATGCGCCATGCTCAGGTTCGTACGATAAACTAAATCCTAACATATATCCATCTCTAGGATATAACGCAGTAGTCTCTGAGTCAAGTGCAATAAAGTCATAATCTGAATTTAGTGCGTTGTCTAGGAATACATATAGGTCTCTACTATCTGTAATTCCATAACACTTATCTGTATCTAATTCTTTCTGTTTTAACTCACCACTTACATACTTTTCTGCACTCTCTGTACTTTCTTTCCAGAGTTGTTTCATTTCTGGTTTGAAACTAAGCATTGCTGGGTTAATTAGTGGTATAAACTTTTTATCCACAACTTTACCACTATACTCTGTTACTGATGTAACCTTTGTAAAATATTTGACTGGTTCTGATCCTACTAGAATGACCCAGTCATAGTCATCTATTTCAATCTCTAAGTCCACATCACCCTTCAACACTTTCTTTTTAGTAGGGTCTGAACATAGAGCAAATCTGTCTGTAACAAAATCAAAGTCTAATAATTTTTGTGTACTTCGTTTTGTTTCAATCAGTGCTATTTTTGCCATAATACATACTCCTTAATTGTCTTACTTGTTCTATTGATAAATCTCCTGCATCATTTACATCTGCAGGTAACTCCCTAATTTCTGCGCCCAGTTTTATTCTGTCACATATTTGTTTTATTTTCTCTGCTCCTATTCTGCCTGCTTCATCATTGTCTAGTAGTATATCTACTTTCTGTATACCTTTCAATTTCAGTAATGAGAGTTTATCTTCATTTACACCTGAAACTCCGAAACAGCACATAGAGTTTGTTAATCCGCCCATATATAGTTTTAGTACATCAAATATACCCTCTGTTAATACGATAGAATTATTGATGGGCTTTGCACTCATAGGGTATAAAGGGAGATTCGCACCAACGGGAGTGTTGTAATATTTAGGTACGACTCCCCTTTTACCTCTACATACAAAAGCAACTATCTTATTTGTTATATCTTTTACAGGAAAGCATAGCCTATCTGTAAAAGGACTAACAGGAGCAGTAAAAGTTTCAAACTCTTGATATACCCAAGGAGCAATCTGCCGAAAATTACCTTTGTAGGGCATGGCTCCAGAGGGCATATCCTGTCCTGCTGATCCTTGTTGCTTTTGTTTAATCGTATTTAATAGTTTTGTTCTTGCTACATCTAGTGTGTTTTGATGTAGTCCATAAAATAAATGTAGCTGTCCTTTATATCCACATGAAAAACAATGAAAGATACCAGTTTCTTTATCCACTCTCATACTGGGATTGGTATCATCATGATCGTGATTTAGACATCTGATAACAAAATCTTTACCAGACGATCTATAATCTACACCCTTTTCATTCAATAGTTCTTCTACATTCATAATTCTTCTTGTGATCCTTCATCATTATACATACTATCTTTTAGTGCTTGTTTCTCTTGTGGATTCATAGCACTCTCAGGGCCGATTCTTAAAGTCTCCCAGTTTACTGCACTAGTAAAAGATTTCATCTCTCTACTTCTCATTTTTACACAATTAAATGTCATACAGTTATCTGTTTGCTCCCATGTTTCAAGAGAGTATGCTGCGTCTGCCGCATCAAGAATACCTTTTGCAAATCTAGCTTCTCCTGTGGAATCTGTTTGATACGGAGAGAATACCATTGCCTCATATTCTTGTGCATATGCTTTTAATGCTTTACTAATTTCTACTTGTTCTATCCAATCATACTGACCTGATCGGTTTGGTCTATTGTTTCTTTTTACTTGGTTTAGATAATCTACTATTATCACTCCAGGTTGCATTGTGTCTACTTTTTGTTTTAGTTCTGCTTGTATTCTTGACAATGTGAGTCCTGGATCATACACAATGTCTAGTTGTCTTTCCTTATTTAGAGGTTGTTTTCTTACTTTATTATGGAATAGTTCAAAATCTTCTCCAAGATTTTGATATTCTGAGAGGATATCCATACCGTTCTCAAATCTTCCTGCCCACCATTTTCCAACCTCATACCATTCTAGTGGGGATAAATTTTTGTTTCTAATTCTTTTCATTGATATACTAGTTGCTATGGAACACATTCTTTGTAGTATTGCTCTACTGTCCATCTCAATAGTAAAATATATTGATGATCTGTTTTGGTTGTATGCATTGACTGCAACATTACAACAAGTTAAAGATTTACCTGCTCCTCGTCTACCACCAACTAATACTAAATCTTTTGGTGAGAATGCAAAGTCAGAATCATACTCTGCGTTTAGTCCAAGAGGTAAATACTTACTTAATTCTGTATCAGATTCAAACAAACTCATGCCCTGCATACTTTCACTAGGAGGTTGTAGGTCTACTCTTTCTCCTACATCTAATACTATCTGTGATAATGCTCCTATATTTTCTTCTGCTGTTTGGAATCCAATACTTGTTTCTATAAACTTCTGTAACTCTTTAAATATTTCATCTTGAGTATACTCATTCTTGAGATACTCTAGTAGCATCCAAGCGTCTATCTCTGTCTCTACGGATTCAATCGCATATAGTTTTGCAACTGTAGCATCGTCACGAACACTAGCATAGAGTTCTTGGAATGTTGGAAGGGAGTTATAGATGTCTAAATGATTGTTGATGACGCGAAAAATCCCTTGAAGATCACCACTTAAATAATTTTCTTTAAGTGCACTCCAAGTCTCAATGTCGTCTTGTACAATTATTTGTTTTAGTAATGCCGAAGCAAGATTCAATGTATACCCTCCCGATTTGTATATAATAAAGGAGCAGAGGCTTCACTCGTGATGAACACCTCTACTCAATGAAAAAAGAAATTTAGCCGATTTCTTTCTTAGCTGCGCCGTTGTAGTCTGCGCACTGAAGTCCTCTTCTTGTTAGCATGGTTTTAACACCTCTAACAGTCTTACCGATTTCATTCGCAATATCTTCAACAGTCATACTTGAAATATCAAGG